TCGAGCGTGGCGTGCACCGACGCGATGTAGCTGGTGGTGCTGTCGGTGACGCGGGACTCTGCGTTGAGTCGCACCTCGCACACGACGCGCGAGATCTTCCGGCCGTTGTCGCCGGTGTAGTCCGCCGTGGTGACGAGGCCCGTGCCCGCGAAGCCGAGCTTCACGGCCCGGAGCGCGGCGAGGCTCGTGGGCCCCTGCATGCGCGTGCGGGCGGTCTCAGCGACGGCGCGCGCGGTGTGCCCGGGGCGCTGATCCGCGATCACCTCGACGGCGAGCTGGAGCACGCACGCGCGTGGGCCCTCGACGGTGGGCGTCATCTCCAGCAGCGGGTCGGCGTTCTCCTGGTATGTCCACGAGGTCTCGTCGATCCCGACGCCCACAATGGACACCCACGAGAGCACGACGAGGCGACCGTTCGACATCGGCCGCGGCGCGTTCTCCCACACGACGCAAGAGCGCTCGACGCCCGTCACGGCGGCGGCCCAGTCGAGAAGGGCGGGCTCGATCGTCGCGAGGTCCACGTCAGCCCTCGACCTTCCAGGTGATCGACGACTTGAGCTGCCCCGTGTTCACGAGGGGCTTCGATGAGCCCTTGCGCTTCACCGTCGCGTCGGCGAGGGCGGGTTCGATGCCGTTGTCGATCGCCTCCTGGCACCACGAGGCGACTTTCGCGCCGATCTGGTCGAGCGCGGCGGACTCGGTGATCTTTCCCTCGACCACGTGCTCGAAGAGCACACCCTGCAGGCGCTTGATGTCCTCGGCGTGTGTGTCGACGGGTGCTCGGATGAATGACCGCTGCGGGATGTTCGCGGCGGGCGCGCCGAACTCGTGCACCGCGGCGACCTCGAGGAGCGTGTACTTGGGGGGCTTGCCGACCTTGCCGTTCTTGTCCTTGGGCGGATCTTTCGCGGCGTCGGCGAGCACACCCACGCGCACGAGCGCCGTCGACGCCTTGAGCGCGCGGAGCCGCTCGAGCATCGCCTTCGCGCCGTGATCGGTGTCGATCACCCGGCCGGTCACAGGAAGTCTCCGGTGGAAAGCTGCCCCGCGGCCCATCCGCCGCCCGCGCGCTCGCCGACGAGCGTCGTGAGCTGGAGCGCGTAGGTCGTGGGGCCGGTGGCGGCCTTCGGGTCGACGCGCGCCTGCATGCCGAATGCGCCCGTCGACATGAGGTCGCACGCGCGCAGCATCACCGCGTCGTCGAAGCGGTCACCGAACACGCGCGCATCGGTGCGGCGCGTGGCCTCGCCGATGGCGAGCGTGACGACGGCATCGTCCTTGGGGGCGAACTCTTCGTAGCGCGCCTTCAGCGATGCCGCCGTCACGGTCATGGGTCAGCCGTCGGCCTTCGCAGCCTTCGCGGGCTTCGCGGGCACTTCGACCATCGCGACGAGGGAGTTTCGCAGCGCGTGCGCGACGGAGATGCTCTTCTCGTCGATGTCGACGGTCTCGCCCACCGCGAGGGTGACGGTGCGCATGACGGTCTGCACGGGGTCGGTCCCCGGGATCGGCACGAGCCCCGAGAGCTCGACGGGGGCGGTGTGGGTGTTCGTGATCTTCACGTTCAGCCCTCCAGCCCGTCGCGGTAGTAGACGCCGAGGGGCGCCTTCACGGCGCCGCCGCCGCACACGCCCTCGCAGGGGATCTGCCACTCGAGGCCGTGGGCCTGGGGCGGCTGCGCGATGAAGAGCGCGGGCACGATCGCGCCGAGCACCTTCGTGTCCTTCACGTACGACATCGCGCGGGGGCCCGTGCCGCCCGCGTCCGCCGTCGCGAGGACGGGCCACGACTCGACGGTGACGTTGCGCCCCATCGCCCGCATGGTGTCGTTGAACACCTCGAGCACGCTCTTGGTGCCGAGCGAGTTGTACACCGACGAAACGCGCATCCACTGCGCGGTCGGCAGAAGGATCGTGTCCGGGCGGAACGTCTCCTTCGACGTGATGATCGGGTTGTTGGCGAGCGCCATCAGCTCCGCGAGGAGCTGATCGAACGTTGCGGTCGACCACGTCACCGCCGAGGTCGACACGGTCACGTTGGCGTTGTTGACGAGGCCATTGATGCGGGTGTCGTCGGCGTCGCCGAAGGCGACCGTCGAGTCGATGATGCGGGCGATCATCTCCATCGCGATGTCGCCGCGCTCGGTGTCGATCGAGAGCGAGGGCCCACGACCGTTGGCGTTGGCGTACTGGAACGCGCGGAGCTCGTCGGTGGTGTACGCGTACATCGCGCCGTACCCGGCGATCGCGCTGGTGTTCTCGGAGAGCGTGAGGTTCGCCCGCGGGAGGTCGCCGCCGGCGCCCGAGGTACGCTTCGCGCGGCCGATCTTGTCCTTCACCGCGAAGGTGAACGTGCGCGCGCCGAGGGGCGCGTCGAGCGTCGGGAAGAACCGGAGCGCGCGCAGTTCGGGGTACATCACCTCCGTGGCGCGGGCCTCGACGTAGTCGAGCGCGCGCTGGATCACGGCGGTCTCGCCCGCGTCCTCGCGGTACCCGAGCGAGTGCACGAGGTGGATGTACCGGGGCTTCGCGCGGAAGCCGTCGGCGCGCACGGAGGGCAGCTTGTTCCGTCCGCCGTCGAGGTGCAGTTCGTTGTCGAGGGTGATGATCTTCATCGTCGTTCTCGCGTCCGCGTCACTGCGGGAGGTTGAGGTCGACGAGGGCGAGCTGCCCGGCCGACGCGGCGGTGAGGTAGCGCGCGCCGGTCACGGCGGCGGCGGTGGCGGCGCTCGACACGGTGTCGGCGTCGGAGCGGAACGCGCCCTTCTGCACGTTGCCGCTGTTGCCGTCGGCGAAGCGCACGTACACGGCGCCGAACTGCGCGACGGAGTCCTCGACCTTCACCCACACCTGACCGCGGTAGACGGTCTCGACGCTGTCGCCGATCTGGTAGGTGGTCGACGCGGTGCCGCCCGGGGGGAAGTTCGGGTCGCGGCTCACGTCGGAGCGCGCGACGCCGTAGCCCTTCGCAACCTCGGCGGCCGACGTGGGCAGCTTGCACTTGTTCTCGTTCGCGCCGACGCAGCAGAAGAGCCCGTTGTTCAGCGCCACGGTGGTGACGCGGGTGAGGGTCTTCGCGTCGCCGCGCACGTCGCCCGCGATGGCGGAGACGAAGTTGGTGCTCATGTTGGTCTGGACGCTCATGTCACGCGCTCCCCTTGGCGGCGGGCTTCGCGCTCCACGACTGCATCGCGGCGCGCTGGTGGGCGATCGGGTCGAACTCTGTGGCGCCGTCTTCGCGCGCCACGTCGTCGGCCTGGCTCGGGTCGGTGCCGAGCACATCCGCGGTCTTCTTCTTGCCGTCGGTGTGCTTCACGGCCTTCGCCTTCGCGGCGCCGATGAACGCCGAGGACATCGCCTCGATCTGCACGTCAGAAAGCCCGTCGAGCTTCGTCTCGGGCAGCGACGAGGCGATCACCTTGGCGTGCAGATCGCGCACCGTGAGGCCGTCGACCTTGAACGACTGCCCCAGCACGAGGCGCGCGCCCTCGCGGGCCGCGTCGAGCTTCGCGAGGCGCTTGGCGACGATGGAGTCCGCGACGGCCTCGGGCACGTCGGCCTCGGTGACCTCTGCCTTCTCCGACGCCTCGAGCGCCGCGAGCTTCGTGAGCGCGTCGCTGAGCACCTCCTTGATGGCGGCGATCTCCGCGGCGTGCTTCGCCTCGACCTTCGCCATCGCCTCGTCGGCGTCCTTCTTGGCGACCATCTCGTCGGCGGGCTGCTTCGGATCGGCGGGGTCTTCGCCGTCCTTCTTCTTCGTGATGGGCATCGTGTGCTTCTCCGTGGTGGCGGGCGTGCGTCCCCCGCCGCCCGTGCTCTGGTCTGCGCGCGCCGTGGCGCCGTCGAAACGTGTTGCGGCCGCACCCCCGTCGAGACGGAGCGACACGTCGGTTCCCGCGCGCCCCCATCCCTCGGGTCCGAGACCCAGGTGGTTGTACACGCGGCGCGTCTGCACGCGCGCGTAGGGCACGCCGTCGAAGACGCCCGGACGATCGTCGGTGTCGCAGGCGTACCCGCACGACACGTCGCGACGCTCGCCGCGCTTCACGAGGTCGATCTCGGCCGCGTCGGTCACGTAGACCGGCGTCGCGAGGTAGTCGCCGTCGCGGCGCACGTCGTCGCTGGCGTGACCCCGCTGGAGCGCGGCGCGGTTCTTCGGGGTGACGGCCTCGCCCGGGTGCAGGTCGGTGACGGCGACGCCTCGCAGCGTGGCCATGCTCTCGGGATCGAAGAGCACCTCGGGGGTCACGAGCTCGCCCCAGCTCTTGCCCGCGCCGTCGGTGTATTGCAGCACGCCGACCTTCGCGACGCGCGCCGGAATGCGCAACGTGCCGTCCGGCATCTCTTCGATGCCGTCCATGCGGTGCAGGTCGTAGCGCATGACGCGGGGCACGGCCGAAGGGTGCGGGCACGGCCGCGCGAGAAGCGAGGCCACGGCGGCACGGTCGCGCGGACAGGTGCGCGCGCTCAGTCGTCGAAGCCGGGGATGATCGGCGAGGCCGTGCACCGGCACTGGAACCACGTCCCGGGATTGCCGCGCGCGCCCTTGCGACGGTCGACGATGGGCGGCTCCGCGTACTTCTGGCGCGTCCCATCGAGCACGCGATGGTCTTCTCGCACGCGCTCGTCACGGCTCGTGCGCCACACGTACTCGGTCACGCCCGCAGCCTTGTGGCGATCCTCGGTCACCTGCGCGTTGAGCGAGAGCACCTGGTCGCGCGCGATCAACGCCGCGCGGCTCTCGCTCGCCTGCGTGGCCTCGCGAATGCGCGCCGTGATGGTCTCGACGCGCTCGCCGCGCCCCTCGCGCAGCACCCGGGCCACGCGGTCGACGTGGTCGCTGGTGAGCGACGTGATCAGGTCGAGGTTCTCCCGCTCGAACGACTCGGCGCGCTTCGTGAGGTCGACATCACCGGACAGGTCGACCCCGATCGCTGCGCGCACCTGCTGGGTCCACTGCTCCCGCGAGCGTTTGATCACCCGCTGCGACACCGTGCGGATCGACGCGACGAGGGTGCGGTTCTGAGCGATCTTCTTCGCCTCGCCGCGGATGCGTTTCTTCACACGCTCGATGGCGGCCGCGCTGAAGTCGAGCGACGGCGCCTCGCCTTGCGCGTCGAGGTGCACGCCCTCGGCCGCGATGGCTGCGAGGGTCGCGTCGTTGAGCGCGGCGGCGACCTTGCGCAGCTCCGCGGCGTAAGTGACGGCGATGCCTGTCGGCGGCTGCACGTCGGGCGCGAGGCGCGCGGGGCGTCGCTTTGCGGCCGCGGCGGTCACGCGGCGGCGCGCTGCGAGGGCCGCGAGGTGGATCATGGGAGCGACGCGCCCTTGTCCTGATTGCACTTCCGGCACGCCAGCGCGAGATTCGAGATGTTGTCGGCGCCACCCTTTGACAGCGGGATGACGTGGTCGAGCGTCGCGTACCGCGGGCTCGCCTCGTCGCCCAACTCCACGGCCTCGCCGCACAGGTAGCAGCGCCCACCGTGCTTCACGATCAGCACTTTGCGCGCCCACCGCGTGCGGCTCATGTCGCGGCGGCCGATCGCTTCCTCGTGCGTGATCTTGCGACGCTGGGGTCGACTGCCGCCACGGATCACGACTGCCCCCCGTCGCTCTTCGGTGACGCCAGCGGGAAGTCTTCGCGCTCACCCGCGAACCACAGCGACACCGTGTTGAACGTGAACGACACCGGGTCACCGGGCGGCGGCGTCGGCGCCTCGCGCGGCACGTACCCGATGGTCACGTGCGGCACGAAGCCATGCGCCGTGCGCGGCGGCACGCCGGCCTTGTCGAGGTCGCGCACGAGGTCTTCGCGCGCCGCGGCGAGCTTCGGACAGTCGGGCGAGACGTACACCGGGTCGAGCGTCTCACCTGCGAAGCGCCCCACGCCGTTGAGCGTCGCGGGCATCGTCTCGTGCGACCGCGCCCACGCCGTCACCACGTCGCGCAGCTTCGCGCGCTGGTCAGCGGAGAGGTCCGCGGCGGGCCCGAGGAACGCCAGCGTGAGGTGCAGGTCTGCGCGCGGGGTGCCGCCCGCGACATGAGTCGGCGGCTCGACGGGCACCACGAGCGCGATCCACACGGAGTCGTCGCCGTCGGTCTTCTCGGCGGGCTCCGTGCCCGCGGGCACCTCGATCGCGTCGCCCTCTTCCAAGGCATCGCCGGGCTTCACGTCCGTCGGCGCCCTGGCGATGACGCTCCCCACCACGAGCTCGCCCGCGCGGTTCCGCTCGAGCACCCGCGTCAGCATCTGCGAGGTGCCGCGCGCGCTCGCCTGGAGCTTCGCGTGCTCGCCCTTGAGCGCGTCGAGCTCCTGCGCGGTGGCATCCTGCGCGAGGGGGTCGGGCTTCGTGAAGAACGTGCGCCCCGCCTCGCCCATCGTCTGCTCTGCCGCCGTGGGGTCCATCGCGAACGACTGCGCGAGAAGCGCGACACCAGCGTCCCGTGGGATCTCCCGCGCCGCGACGCGCGCGATCACCGCGGCGATGCCCTCTGCGTGGTCCGCACCGGGCGGCTCGTTGCCATCGGCGCCGTCGCCGTCACCCCCCGCGGCGCCCTCGCTGGCGTCGCGGTCCACGATGACCTGGCGCGACGCGAGATCGATGCTCGTGTCGTCGCTCCACCCCTCGCGACGGAAACGCGACAGCGCGACCTCTTCGGGCGTGAGCACCTGCTTGTCGATGTAGAGGCAGTCCGTAGTCGCCTGCTTGTTCCGTAGGTCGGCGGCCTCGGTAGGCGTCGGCTGCCACAGCGGCGGGAACTTGAGCCCCCATCCGGCGGGCTCCTGGCCCTGCGTCGGCCCCTCCTTCGACAGCAGCACGAGCTTCACCAGGCGCGCGGCGGGCGGCTCGAGCTTCGTGGTGCGCTCCGCGGCGACCTTGTCGTACCAGTTGCGGATGTCGGAGTCCCCGGTCGCGTTGAGCCCCGCGGGCGCCTGCCCCATGAGCACCGTGACCGGCGTCTCGGTCACCCCCGCGAACATCACGATCATGCGGTCCATGATGTCGGCCACGCCCGTGAGGCTCCCCGCGTCGACGCGCGAGAAGTCTTCGCCGTCGGCGTCGAGAAGGATCGAGCGCGCGACCGAACGCGACAGGTCCATAAGGAAGAGGCGCCGCTTCACCAGATCGTCGGTGTCGCTGGCCATCATCCCCATGAGGCCCTTCATCTTCAGGACGCCCTGCGACGCCTGCTGTACGAGCTCGCCCGACGCTGCGAACGCGCCGCGCATCTGCTGTAGCTCCTGGTAGCAGCGCTGGAGCACCGAGTCGCCCCAGCCTTGCAGCGCGAGGCGACGGCGGCGCGTCGGGGTGACCCCCTCGAAACGCAGGAGCCTCGAGTGGTGCGCCGTCATCACCTGCGACGCGGCGCCGCCCATGCGGGTGACGGAGTAGAGCAGCGGCATCCCGAAGCGCGCGGAGTCGGGGTCGCGGTCGTAGGTGAGCGGGTAGCAGTCGCGCCGGTCGAGGTCGACGAGCCATCGCACCGCGCGGATGCGATCCTCGTCAACGGGTTGATCGGGCGACTGCCCGTCGTCGACGCCCATGAGCAGCGCGCCGCCGCCGTAGAGGCGCCCCCAGGTCCACGCGCGCGCCAACATCGGAACCGCCGCGAGGCTCTTGAGCGCGTCGAGCGTCGCGGTTTCGACGGATGCCTCGCCCGTCGACACCGTGAAGCCTTGGCGCAGCGCGTGGGTGGGCACGCTGTCGACCACGCGCGCGGCGACGCCGTCGAAGTTGTACAGGACCTCGCAGTCGGCGAGCCCCAGGTACTCCGACGCGTTCACCGTGAAGCTCATCTGCGCGCGGCCGTTCGACGCGCCGACGCCCGACATCAGGTTGAACCACCCGTCGAGGCGGGTCGTCAGGGCGCGGCGGATCGTGTCGAGCGGAGGGAACACTGACGAACGGTGCGCGGGCGCGCGCGCGAAACGCCACCGTGCGGCGGCACGCTCGCGCGGACGATCACCCGCCGACGCCGAGCTGCGCCTCGACGGCGGCGCGCATGGCGGCCTCGTAGTCGTTGCCCGAGAGATGCGCGAAAGCATCCGACGACGCGTCTACCTTGTCGTCGTGCGGCCCGTCGGGGAACGCGTGGTGCTGCGCAACGTACGCGGGCACCCACACGCCTCGCACGAGCGCGAAGTTGAGCGCCCCGACCTGCGACGAGAACGGGCCCGCGCGTTTCACTTTGTTGACCGTCGGGCGCCGACCTATGACTGTCCACCCCGCGAGGTCGCGCTTGTAGCGCTGTATCTGTTCGATGCCGGCCTGACCGGGATCCTGCGGGATAACGATCGCGATGCCCTTGCCGTCCATCAACGCGGTGCGCTTCACCAGCGCGTCGACCTCGTGCGGCGGCCCGGCGACCGTCTGCACATCCGACACAACCCAGCGCGGGATCACCTTTGCCTTCCGCCGGTGCATGAGCACGCCTTCGGACGGATCGCCGTCGGTCGTCGCTCCGAAGTCCCACGAGCGCACGCTGGCCTCGACATCATCGGGCACCGCGTCGAGGTAGTGCCACCACGCCTTGTTGAAGAGCTTGCCCTCGCCCACGCACGCGTCCCAGTCGCCATCGAGGAGCCGCGCGCGCGTCACCGGGTCGAGCGCCATGAGCTGCGCGCGATACTCGGGCCCGAGGTATGGGTTCTCGTCGAGGCGCCCGGGGATGTAGCTCCGCGACAACGCGTAGGGGACACCCTTCGCGACGCGTTGGCCGTCAGGGTCGAACCACAGCACGTCGCCCCCCGCGGCGCGCTTCTCGATCCACTCCACGAACCGCGCGCGAACCCACTCGAGGTGCGGGCCGTCGGGGTTGCCCGTCGCACGCAGTCGCATCGGGAGCCCCGACGCGGACCTCATGCGCGACTGCATGTAGCGGTACTGGTACTCCGTGAAGTGCGGCAGCTCGTCGAACCCGACGAAACAGAACTCCGCGCCCTGGTAGCGGTGCACGTCGCGGTCGCTCTCGAGGTACGCAAACTCGATCTGCGCGCCGCTCGGGAACACCCAGACGTGCTTGCTCTCGTTGTAGGTGCCGCCGAGGCCCGGGTAGATCTTGCGGCTCTTCGCGACGAGCGTGCGCTCCAGCTCCGGGAAGCTGTTGCGGAACAGGATCGCGCGGAACGCCGGATGATCCACCCACCGGAGCGGCGCGACGACGAGATACTCGCTCTTTCCGGGCCCCGCGGCACCGCCGAGGAACAGCTCGTATGCGCCGCAGGCGAGCGCACGCTCCTGCATCGGCAGCGGCACCCACTCGGTCGCCGTGGTCTTCGCAGGGCGCGACCTCGGCGTCGGCGCAGCGGCCATCACGGCTCGCGTTCCTCCGGGGCATAGACGGTGATCGCCTTCCCTCCCGACGTGATGTCGACCTTGCGCGGTGCAGCGACGCCGGTCACCTCGGCGAGCGTGCGCGCGGCGGCGACCATGCCCTTCGCGTCGGGGCCTTTCATGCCGCCCGATTCGGCGCGACGGTACGCGTTGAGCAGCATCGCGCGGATCATCTCGCGGTCGGCGTCCGGGTCGACCGTCTTCGCGCGCGCAGCGAGGCGCAGCCGCACGCGGCGGACATAGTCCCACACGCGCCGACGCGAGCGCCCCCATTGCACCGCGAGTTCCGGCACGAAGTCGGCGGGCGCCTGAGCGCGCAGGATCAGCGCTTCGATCGTGTCGAGCCACGCGGCGGGGATGCGTTCGCGCGCGCGCGCGATGTCGGCTGGTGACGGTGTCTTCTCGTCGCTCATCACTCACCCACCTTCGCCAGCACGTCGGCCAGCCGCTGTCGCGCCGTCGGGTCGAGCGCCCGCATGATCGCCGCGAGACGCTCCGTGGGCGCACGGGAGAGCCGGTGCGCGACCTGGCGCGCACCGCGGAGCGCGTTGGCGTCGGCGCGACGGTCGTCGCCGACCGGGAGCCCCTCCTCACCGAACTTGCGGTAGCACGTACGGCACACGTCACGGCGGAACACCGTGCCGCCGCATGCGCACTGGCCTGCATCGAGGCGCATGCCCGTGACGGCCACGGGCTGGGGCAGCGGGCCGGGGTCATGCTCGACCTGCGAGCGCGGATCTTCGACGGTGGTTTCGCACATCGGTCCCTCGTGGTGGTCAGGGGTCAGCTCCATCCGCCGGGCCCCGGACGGTGATCGGTCGGTAGCGTGGTGGCGCGGCGGCCCCAGGAGCCCCGGGAAGGGCGCGAACGACCACGGGACGCCCCACGGGACGGCCCGTGGGGCTCCTCGGGCGCTGGCGTGGCGCTGGGCGCGACGGCGGGGGTGATGACGGCCCTGCGCCCGGACCCTCCGTCGGGAAGCGAA